CAAACTGTCTGGCTGTCCTTCTGATGCTTCATCATACTTCAACCACTTGCGAATGAGTTCAAGCCGCCACTTCAGCTCACCACCCGTACCACTTGCGACCTTCAGCTTCAGTGCTCGCTGAAGCACCGATGTTTCGTCTGGTCCGGCTGGCTCTGGATACAGGATGGAAGCATTTCTGAACATAGGACGCTCAAGCAGGGCGGCAGCCACCTCTGTAGAGTCTCTGTTCATAACACGGTACTCACCGATGACGTACACGTTATCGAATGCATCGACCTGGATGGCCAGGACCACGAATGGATTCGACCATCCGTAGTCTGAGGCCAAGTAGATGGGAAGGTCGGGGTTGTATGGAATGTCCATGACGTGGATGGTTTCATCAAAGTCTTTGAACACCTTCCCTACAAACTCTGTGAAGTCGGCTTCGATCTCTTGCTTGAACTTCTCAGCCGACATGTCAGCTTCCATGTCAAGAATCTCAGGGTCATCTCTGCCGCCCGGGAAGTTGTAGTTATTGGTCCATGATGGCATCCGCCACGACGCCCACTGAGTTCTCTTTGGGTCCTGTCCAGTCTGCCAACGACGGTAAAACCAGTTCTTTCCTTCTGGAGTGCTCGTCATCAGAGACCAGCCCTTCTCATCAGCAAGAGCAGGGCGCAAATACTGGTTCCAGATGATAGGCTTCATCTTGGCAGCCTCAACGAGCTCCACACCATTCAGCCCTTCACCATCGAGTGAGTCAGGATTCTTGGCAGACTTTCCTTCAACGATGTACAAGCCATCAAACAAACTGACTCGGTAGTTTCCTCCCTGTGGGTTGTAGTAGCTGCCGGGATGGTCCATCGGAAACTGAAGACGCTTCAGGTCCGCCCAGAGCTCGCGGAACTCTTTGTCCACGTCACTGTAGTCCGGCCCGACGATCCAGAAGCGTCTCCGCTTGCCGAGGTCCTCAAGCTGCGACCGAATGCTGAATGCGTACACAGCTTCCGGCACCAGCTCCTTCCCTCCGACAACCGACTTGCCGAAACGTCGTCCACAAGCGCACACCCGATGACGCGCTGTTGAGTTGTGGATCAGGCACTGTCCATCGTGGGGCTCATACCCCAGAGACTTCCAGACCTGACTCTTGACGACGTACGGCAAGTCGATGCTCCTCTGTTCAGTGATCGGGTGGCGTAGGAACCGGATCAGTCACCGGTCCTTGATACTGAAGATACGTGATGGCGAAAGCAAACACCACCGAAATGGCGGCAGCCAACAGTACCTGCGGCAACGCGAACAGATCAGCCGTGGTGTTCAGGACGAGAGCACCCAGAGCACCAGCTGCCGTCTGCGCAGCAGAACGAAGTCCCTTATCAAGAGCAGAGGTGGCAGGAGTGCCAGCCCATGCCCAGAGGACGGCCACAAGACCACCGATGAATGCACCGAGCAGTCCAAGACCGAGAGACTCTACGTTCACTCGCATGGCATCACCATTCACCCACTCAACACCCTGAACTGCAAGAAGCACAGCCAGAGCCAGCTGGGCGAAGGTTCGCCAGAAGATGGACATCAAACTCATTTGTCACCTCCTCTCAATTGTCCCAAGATGTAGACCTCATTTCTTCAACTTCTTTCCGCCTTGCGCCTTCGCTCGCGTACTCCTTGAACGCTGGCTGCGGTATGCAGTTGCAGCATTCCTGCGTCGAACCTTGAACACCTTGCGCATGTCTCTGCCTCCTTCCTCAGTGCATCATGCTGCTACGACTACTGGCATGAACTTCTGCCCTCCTGCTGCCGGACTCCCTGTCGGTCCGAGCCAGTCTACATTCGTGACTCCGATATCATCAAGCCAAAGTTCCCAGATCCCTCCACCCTGACCAGTACCGCCAAAATCAAGTGAACCCATATCTACGCTTCCCACGTCTGCAGAGGTATCAACAAACGATTCAAGAGGCGTGGTCTCGTGCAAGTCGTAGATGTGAAACTCGATCGTACCGGCGGTAGCATCTCCCTTGATTAGATGCAGCTCAAGACGATACCAAGCATCGTCATTGTATGCATTGACAGTGCTGAACTGGTTCAAGCCACCCTGGTCATAAAGCGTGAACTTCCCCGCACCATTGTCAGTGGTCGTCCCCAGTTCAATCAAGAAGACATGGGCTCCTCCAGCCTGTTTGATTCGCAAGAACTCAAGACCTGCTCCTGTCGTGGGGACGTCTCCAATATTGACATACATGCGGAAGTAGAGTTCTGCAACAGGCGCGAAATCCCAATGCAGCAGGACCGGATTGCCGTCCGGCATCTGCATCTTGTACGCCATAGCACCTGTATCAACGACTCGTTCCGTGTCGAAGATCAGGGTTCCAGATGGATTCGTAACGGCGTTCCAAGCATCACCAGAGGCTCCGCCAGAGTTCCCCGTGGTGACCGCCACATTGTCTGTACCGCCTTCAGCCGTGTTGCTCTTCGGAAGAGCAGCACCAGCAGCAGACGGAACGAACCAGCGTCGCCGCCAGCGATGGAATGGAGCCGGAAGTCGGAAGATACCTGACACTTACAGTTCCCTCCATGCAACGGTGCCGCCCAAGGTGATTGAATCAGTTGGTGCAGCAAGCAGCCGGAATGCGATGGGGTCGTTGGCCGCACTGATACGCGGCTGAAGATCTGGTGTTGGCACCCAGATTGGTCCGGCTTGCCTGATGTTCCACTCGATCGTGTGGATCAAGTTCCCACCCGTGCTTGCCGTACCCTGACCCACCACAGCTGTGGCAGCCGTCGGAGCTCGGTCATGAACTCCAACTTCGGTCAGAGCTGCACCGGAACCGCCGCCAGTCACACCACGGTACACGCCGATTCGGAGAACCTCTTCAGCCGCATCTCCGAGGTCTGTGGTCTGCCCAAGCTCCAGCCAGAGAATCTTGATGGGAACCTCAGCACCCACCGTCATGAAGAACAGATCGACGGCTGTCGAGACCGCCTGTGCATCCTGCGATGCGGTGTACTCAAATCCTGAATCTGCCATAACTCACCACCTTGTCCAATAACGTTTACGTGCGTCCGGTTTGTCAACCAACGATGCCGCTGCTGCTCCGCCAGCCTCTCTGACTTCCACGCCCATGTGGAGGAAATGCTGAGTCGAGGTACTCCACGTCCAGGTAGAGGTCGTGTCGGGCGACGTGAGATCGTACTGCACCCAGGTCCGCAGGTTCGGAGAGGCGATGCTGCCCTGAGTGCCCAGCGTGGTCCACGATCCGCCCTCACCAACAAGGTCCTGCGCACCCATCTTTCCAGCGCCAGCGACGAACAAACTCCCTGCGCTCGCAGCGGCCGCGAATGTGAGCGTCGTGCCCGTGTTGGCCGCCGAATCGACCGCGAGCACCGGAGCCTGGACGATCGGGTTGGAGGTGTCATATCCCGACGCCACCTCGATCACACGAATAGAACAGCCGGTCTGTGCGTCGCTGAACCCGGAGACCGTGATGACACCGGCTCCCGAGTGGCCCTGCATCGTCCAGACCGCACCTGAGTTGAGTGGGGTGGCAATGGTGTTCCATGCCTGCGGATCCGGGATCCGCTCTGTCAGCACCGCGCCGGAATGCGACGAGGACACAGCGAACGAACCCACAGCATCCGCGTCAGCCGCCCACACGAAGATGATGAGCAGGCTGCCCGTCGTCGGCGTGAACGATGCTGTCGGGTACGACGTGGCGTTCGACGTTGAAGTGCTGTGTGCGACCTCGGTCGGGGTGGAGATAGCCATTATGCCTTCCTGTTGAAGTCAACCTGGATACTGACTTCGGTCACCACACCAGTGATGGAGACAAGACGGATTTCGATATCGTCTCCAGCCGCATACGTCGCGTCCTGTACAGCACCTCCATCTGCCCACACATCCGCTGTGCCGAGCGAGAGCGCAGACGAGAGATGGTTCGTCCCTCCTTGGTTCCGTCGTGCGTTGACAGTAGCACCCGTTCCACCCTTCCGATGTCCTCGAACATTCAGAACAGTGCAAGCAAACGGCGCACGCCATACCATCACATCACGAGCACCTGCTGGGTCAAGAAACACACCACCGACACTGAACACACTGCTGTACGGAATCCATCCTGTGTTACCGCTACCTGACTCCTTGATGTACAAGGTTGAACCTGCACCAGCCGAAGTTCGAAGGTACAACGAACCCGCAGGTGCAGTAACGGAACCCTCGGGAGAGGCTGACCCTGTAGCAATGTCGACCGATGCCGCAGCACCGAAGGTTGCTCCTGCCAAAAACTCCCAAGCACTATGAGCTTTGCGTGCCATCAGGCAGTCACCACCCTAAGACCTCCAGCACCTACAGCTCCAGCCCTGATACCTGACTTGAGCAGCACGGAGGCAGTTTCGGGAGGACCACCAGTATCTGCCTTGAATGTCGCCACCTGACCTGCCATCTGATCTGAACCGCCTCCCGTGATTGTCAGAGTGGTCTCGACTGTTCCTGTCGCCGTCAGAACTTTCGTTGCAACCCAGAGCACAGAGTTACCAGAGTTGATGTCTGTCACAGCTGCTTTCTCTGTGAACCCATTTGAGTATCCTGTGGTACCTCCGATGCTCGCTGAGTCGACAGCAAATGCTGCCACTGCCAACTCATCGTTCTGGGCGGTGGTTCCTGTCGTTCCTGACGTCTGAGCAGCCACGTCGGTTTCTGCAGAGTTTGCAGCCGCCTTCACATCGAATGGTGTGGATGTCAGGCCTGAATATTCACCTACCCATGCGTTGTGCTCTTCAATCGATGATGTCCATGTGATGGTCTGCTCTCCGCCTGCTGCAACCTTCCACGCCATCGCAAGAGACACACTGATGCCGTTGTACGGATCCATGATCGTGAATCCAGACGGAGGAGTCCACGAGACAGCATCCTTGTCAGTCGAGCACGCTGTGATCAGGAGATTGCCAGCCGTCGCTGTAGCGTCCAACACTACATCGATGGTCGTCGCAGTCTCTGAAGTGGACTGCGAGTTCGTCTTCTCCTGAACCAGCGCGATCGCCATGAGTTACCCGAGCACAACACACTTGTAAGCGTTCGATGCAGGTGCAGTTGCGTGAATCACGGTCACAGTGTTTACCGTAGCATGCACAACATCAACTTCAGCCTGAACACCATCAGCCACCAAGAACACCTGAACGATGACGTCAAGCGAGTTCAGGTTGTGCGTGATGGTGTATGACGTAGCCGCACCGTCCCCGTATAGCGTGCTGTATCGGAGAGCGACACGACCGTTAGCATCAGTTCGCAGCACCGCCACATCGTTGGCATTGGCAACCATACCAGTGCCAGCCACCACATCTAGAGTTGCACCGGTCTTGGTCAGACCGTTACCAGCTGTGATGTCTCCAAGTCCAGTGAACTGGACCCACACCGTGGCCGTTGTGCCAAGCGTGATCGGTGCGTTCGTGCTGTTCACCCATGCCGTATCGGCGTTGACTGTACCTTCTTGCACCCATGTGGCAGCCTGCAGAATATCCGCAGCCGTATCAGCATCAGTAGCACGCGTCGGCGCACCAGATGCGTTCACGGTGTAGATACCGTTCTCTCCACCAGTGGACTGATCCTTGATCAGAATGCGGTCTCCAGTCGCCAGCGTCACACCGTCGATGACGTCTGCGTTCTCGTACGATGTTGCCAAAGCACCGTTCACCGTGGTAGCTGCTCGAACAGTCTCTTTCCACCCGACACCAAGTGCCAAGTTGTCAACATACAGCTTGGTAGCAGCATCTGTATCTGCAGTTGGAGCTCCGAGGGTT